AATAATAATAAATTGTAATAATTCCTAATGATTTCTAAGGAAAATTTTTTTATGTCACATCACTCAGGTAACGAATTAATTTGAAAACTTATAACTATGATATAAAACGTAACAATGGATCAAATTTTGAAAGGTTTGGCAAAGGAAAAAAAAAATCCCTACCATCCAATTGATGCGTATCCTGGAACCGTGTTTTCTCGTACTGAAACAAGGTTAAAATTATTGAGTCCGCTCATTGAATTTCAATTGGATAAGGGTCTCTGTATTATTCTACATAATAAAGGTAGAATTAAAGAAGTTATAGAGAAACATGAATTTAGATATTACCTGAATTATGTAATTATACCAAGTATAGGTAAGTATCGTAACTCACTTCAAAAGGATTGTGAAGATATGGAAAATTATGTTAACGGCAATATTCATAGAGATGATTTTAAAGAATTTATGAATACAAGGGATCCAGACATTAATATTGATAATGTAAAACATTTTCTAAAATATCTACAAAAGCACAGACTGGTGAGAGATTATTGTTATCATAAACATACACAAGTAAGAAATACTATAAACAAAATAGATAAAGTAATCAAAGATCTAATACATTTTGATGGAACATTAGATGAATCTTTACAAAAGATACAGGATTATCTACAAACAATAAAATTTGCAGGGCTCAAGATGATATACCTAAATAATAATGTAATGGTTTAAAACTAATAAACTATGATACAAGAGAAGTAAAGACTATGCCTAATAAAAAAGGTGGTAAAAACTACAAAAAAGGAAAAAAAGGAATTCCCTTGCGTAAAGAACTTGTCATACGAGAATCAATTGAAGAAGAAGACTATGCGTTTGTAACTCGGAAATTGGGAAATGGACGGTTTCATCTCACATGTCAAGACAATCGTGAACGTATGGGTATCATTAGTGGGAAAATGAGAAAACGAGTGTGGATTGATGTTCAAGATTGTGTGTTGATTGCAAAATGGGAATTCCAAGATGAAAAATGCAATATCATTCATAAATATGATGCCAATGAAGTGGATCGATTACAAACTATGGGAGAACTGGATTCCACCTTTGTCAACCAAAATCGATTGGATTCTGGATTTGAAGATACAGGCTACAATCCCTTTGATGTAAGTTCATCCGATGAAGAAGATATCCAACCAACGGAAACCGATGAAGTGAATCTGGATGAAATTTAACGATTAGGGAGACACATCTGTAGATCCGGTTGACATTTGTTTTTGAATTATCGTTTCCACAACTGTAGGTGAATTCATCCCTTGAATATCTAGGTTGATATTTTTTTGAATCGTTTCTAAATCTACCGTTTGTTTTTTGTCCATTGTATGTTTTTTCCGAACTCGTTTCATTTTCGGGGTTCGATTTGTTTTTTTATGTTTGTATTTGCTTTGTTTTGCATTCAATTGCTTCAAATCAATGAATTCATTCATATATTTTGAACGAGGACTTTTGTTTTCTTCATAGTAGATATCATGATTGATATTGTGTGCGTTTGTAAATGTTTTGACAATCGAAGGTTGATCAATATCTAAATTAGTAGATGCCCAATAACGAAACGATGTCAATATCTTCGTAGGTATTTTGGGAGACGAATATACAATGTTTTCATATTTGTCAATTGATGATAAAACATATTTGGGTACAATTTGTCGGTCATCCACGGGTAATCGTAACTGATACTCGAGTTCTCGACAAAAACTATCAAAATCAGAACAAGATTTGTTGTGATTTTCTGATTTTTCTGGTAATTTCATTTTTTTGTGAATACCTGTCAACGATGCTACCATCAAATGTCCTATCCCTGAAACTAAGGCCACCAAATGAGGTTTCATCAAATTGACTTCGGAAAAGACAATCGTAAATGAACTCAAAAAAAAAGACAAAGCCATATTGTAATAAATGAATCGATACGACAAATTTTTGTAAAAGTGAGATGACTTTTCATGCATGTATCGATAACATTGAGCTCGTTCACATATACAGGCGATGATATCCGTATATTCTTGACTCCAATGTTTTTCATTGGTTTTGTCTTTTAATCGTTCTAATATGATTGACAAATCTTCAGGTGTGATCAAATTATGTTCATACAAATTCAACATATGTTTGATGATACTATGGTAGTTTGAACTATCACTCGAGATGTCACTACGGGTATCACAATCTTCGGTGGAAGGTTGTTTGACTCGATTCCGTTCATCGGAAGAACTGGACATCGTTAATTTGAAATTCTATTGTATAAAATATAAAAAACCATTGACAATGAAGTGCATTGTTTGTCAAAAACCGAATTCTCAATGGATGTTATACAAAAAAACGACAGCTACTTACAGTATCTGTTCCTATTTGTGTTACAAACAACATGGACCCGTACCTATGAAATACGTGACAAATATTCACGAGTTTGTTAAAGATCCTCTACCCTTTGTCGATTGGAACGATATACTCGGAACCAAACATACTTTTTCAATTAAAGATGAAATCGAATTGTCTCATATGACAGAAAGTCAAAGGCAATCCTACTACCAAAGATTGCAAGATGAAAAAGACTATGCTCTAGATTCGGAATCAGAATCAGAATAAATTAGATTATATTTCTCTTTGTATTTGTCCCGTTTTCGATAATAATCACGATTCACGATCGATTGAATTGTTTTTTTCACAAAAAAGAACCATCGTTCCGCTATCAAGGTTTTCCAAACAACATTCGATTGGTTTGACATTTGAAACAGTAAATGAAACATACCATAGGTTAAAGGAGTTCTCAAAAATGTATTGAGTTTGACTTGTTTGTATTTAACATAGTTGCGTAAAAAGCCCAAAAAGGGTGTGAGTAAATATAAATAGAGTATCATTATACTATAGATTATTTTTTTATCGTAATCGTAAAACTAAATGTAAGGTAGATTCTTTTTGTATATTGTAATCTTGTAAGGTTCGTCCATCTTCCAATTGTTTCCCAGCAAAAATCAATCGTTGTTGATCCGGGGGAATTCCTTCTTTGTCTTGTATCTTTGTTTTGACACTTTCAATTGTGTCTGAACTTTCCACCTCTAATGTAATCGTTTTTCCAGTCAATGTCTTCACAAAAATTTGCATCTACTATAAAGACAATATAAAAAAAATCAATCAAAATACAAAGTCACTGGATTACGAAAGATATTCAATCCTTTGTAAGATGATTTTGACAACTCTTTTCTTTTCTTCAGATTAGTTTTTTTCTTGTTATGATTTAACATACTTTGATTCATGTCTTTGTCTATGATATCATAATGTTTGTGAATATAGTCAACAATGTTGTGGGTAATCGCCCATTGAAAGAAATTCAATTGTCCCATAGTTGTCACAATCGTTTGATCTCCATTCACTATTTCGATTCGTTCTCTGCGACAAAAAGGATCAAAATATCGTTTGGAATAAGATTTCAATTGTGATTTGTAAGATGTAAATACATTGAATTGTATCTTTTTGTCATTCGACAAGATATCATAAACAATGTTGTTTTTTTTGGAGTAATTTGTGACAAACCAATCTACCACTCTTAATGATATCTTGGGGTTCATAGATACATCATACAAGGTTTGAAAGTTTTGTTTATCTTTGTAATACGTTTGTAATTTTTCATATAAGATGTGAGTTTTGTCTACAAAATCCATATACCGACACATAGTAAGATTATTTTAAATATATATAATATAGACAATGAATTATCCAGTCATTGGATTCATCTGTTTCATCTTACTACTCAGTTTTGTTTTGTACAAAACAAACACGGAAGAACCCTATGATACAAAACAAGCCTTACAACGTATCCTACCCGATCGAGTGAAACCCTTATTCAAACATACACACTATATTAATTTAGAACATAGAGTGGATCGTAAACGTATCACAGAACGGGAATTACACAAACTAGGAATAGACACATTTGAAAGATTCAATGCACTGACAGGGGAGAATGGTCATATTGGATGTTCACGAAGTCATCTGGCTATACTAAAACAAGCCAAACAAATGGAATTACCGTATGTCACAATTGTAGAAGATGATATTTATTTCAAACGTCCACAACAAACCATAGATAAATTAGACTCGATCCAGAAATCAAATCATCCGTGGGATGTGATTATATTAGGAGGTGTAGGTGGAGAAAGAACACCTTTAGATTCCTCTTGTTCTCAAGCAAAAGGAGTTTCCAGTACAACCGGATACATTGTTCACGGGTCCTATCTAGATACGTTAATTGATCATTGGGAACAAGGATTAAAAAAATTAGAAGCAGATCCAGACAAACATCCTATGTATGCGTTAGATCAAACATGGAAACAACTCCAAGACAAAGATCAGTTTTTAATTGTATCAGGATCAGATGTGGTTCAACGGTCTGATTTTTCTGATATTCAAGGAGGTTTCATTGATTGGACAAATTACTTTTAAAAAAAAATCTAGTGAATAGTATAGAGATGACACATTTAAGCACGTACAAATCAATTGGAGCCATGATATTTTATTCCTTGTTGACATTCTTTCTGGGACCACTTCTCACAAGACCGTTTCTAAAAAATCATCCCGACCAATGTGTGTTTGGATTTCTGTTTGGATTCACAATCAGTATCTTTTTCTGGATGAAATTTAGACTTACTTTACTGAAATAACTTTTTTTTTCTCTTTTTTTTTCTAGTCTATTATATAGATGAAGATAAGTGGAAGTGAAGTGATATTGATTGTGGTTTTAGTATTGATAGGATTCGTTTTGTACACACAAACAGGTGGGACAATGAAAACAACTAGCATCAAGAAAGTTGGCGGGAAACATGTTCAAGAAAAATATAGTTCTGAACATGATTATTTTCAAGCAAACAAGAATTGGAAACAAGAATATAAGTGTTTTAATACCACTGATTGCCAAAACGTTGAGGCAAAATATGGTATAAATCCTTATACATTAAGTTGTGGGTTGTGGATGTCTAAGACTGAGGCCGACAAGTTCACATCCAACTATGATTGGAACATTCCAATTAAAATATATGATGGTGATACTTCCAGTGTGCAGGTTCTTGATGGGATATGCAGGAAACAAGGCTTTACTGATTATTAAATAACCTATTTTTTGTAATTATCTCTTTTTTTTTCTAGTCTATTATATATAGATGAAGATAAGTGAAAGTGAAGTGATGTTTGTTGTAGCTTGTATATTGATCGCATTAGGTTTGTATTTTCTATACTTTG